CCTAATGAATCCGAGTTATCTTCTTCACACAAGAAGTTGGAAACACCGATCTCTCAGAAAACGAAATAGAACCATCGTCATCAACATCGTAGCCTGCAAATATTCTTACAGTATCTTTGTCTTTGCTAAACAACCACCCTTCACTTACAGGCGTAGCTAGTTTCATATCTTTAAACTCTTTAACACTACCCCAGCCGCCTTCAGTGATGATATCAATCCAATCGATGCGTACACGCTTGTATGGAAACTTAACAGCCTGTTTTACCAGCTTAGGTTTGTTGTAGCTATTTATTCTTCTGGATTTCTTTTTTGCCATATATAGTATTCTACCACAGATTTTTTATTTCAAAAAACACATTCGCGCGCGTGGACCGAAATTTGATAGTACACTTTATCTCTAAATAAAATAAAAAGTGTACCAAAAAGTGTCCACCCTAAAGTCATATATACCAACACTTCTAGACCAAAAGTACACTTGGTACACATTATCTGGAGAAAAAATAAAAAAAAAATAAAATCTGTCACAGAATACTATAGTACCATTTTTTCTTTATCTGCCTTATTATCGCCATATTTACGCTCATATTCTGCCTCAATCTGTATCATAAGGTCCGTGATCCCTGATTCGTCCATCTTGACCACTTGCTCCATGGCCCGTGATACAAGGTCCCTTTGCCTTTTTAATGCCTTATTTCGTACCTGTACAAGGTCTATGCCCCATCGTGTCTGATCAGTCATCCATCTCCTCTCGTATATATCGTTTAAGTTCTTTGTCCTGTACATTATGAGGTACCCTTTTCTTGTAGAACAATTCATAGCTATCACTACCATACTTACCGATACCAAATAATTCTGTCGCGTCCTCACCATCCCAGGTAAGATACTCCTCAGACATTCTCCATATCCTGTGAGCCCTGACGTTCTTCATGCCTAAATCTTTTAACATCTCTGCTATCGTGTCTTTGTCTGATTCTAATAGATCCTCTGCTGTTGGAAACCTTTCGAAGAATGATGGTAATAATTTCTTGACCTTCTTACGTCCGGTCTGATTGAGACAGATGACACCAACCATGTGTTGCCATGAATTGATAACCTGCTGTTGTACCATCAGATCATCACGCATTAAAATCCTCTGCTTTCATTGGTGTTGTTCGTTCTTTCTCATCATGAATTAGGTCATGATAGCTGTCTAATCTTTTCAAAAACCTATGTTTAAAGCGCCTTAATTCAGGTCCTTCGACTTTGAACTCTTGATAATATAGGTCAGGCGTGCATACCATAATAACTCCTTGTTTGATTTCGGAGCCGTACACGTAGTCGTGTGCCATGGCGTATGCTGCGATCTGAAGATAATAATCCTCGATCCATTCCTTCTTCTTCGGACGGTTGGCCTGCTTGAAGTCAACAACAGTCTCAACACCGTTATGTAGACAGACAAGGTCTGTTTGACCTGCGTATAGACCCGGATAATGTAACGTAACCTCGGAGCCGTAATACTCTGATACTGGCGCAAGACCGATCTCCATAATTTTATCGGCCATGGGACGCGCCGCCTGTCCGAGTTCTGTAAGATCGTCGTAACCAACGCCTGTAACATAAGATTCGAGGAATTTGTGCATACTGGTACCCCGTGCACTAGATACATTCTTGATTCTGTCTGCTTCTGCTTCACCTACTTTGGCCTTCCATTGTTTTAAAAATTCTGTATTTTTGGTGGCTCCTAATATCGTAGTTACACTAGGAAGTCTATAAGAACTTATCTCGTAGACACGTTTTCCTGTTTCAGGGTCCGTGATCTGTTTACCCTCGTGATAGTCATACTTATCGCTTTTCTTCATTCTAGATCATCAAACCTTTCTTTTCTATAACCTTCCATAGCTAACTCATGTAAAGTTTTAGGTCTTCTAGATCTTAGTATCTTGACGTGTTCTCTCCATGCCCACGCACTGATAGATCCTGCTACACCCATCAACCATATATAAAATTTAACTTTCATTTTTTTATTACAAATTTATTTACAATATACCAAGCAATCAATCCAATAGTAAATGTTACAATTATACCTACAAAAAATAAACCTATCATTCTATATTCATCTCTCTTCTGTATTGATCAAGATCTATAACTTCACCGTTGTTAAGTTTCTTTTCTGAGTAGTGTTGTATGATTTGTTGTACCTTTTCTAATTTTGTATGTGACCAGGGCCAGATAAGACAACACACATAATACGCATCACGAAATGTACATCGCCATTTGTACTGCATAAGATATGGTGTGCCATCAACCCTTTTACCTTTACGTGGTTTCTTACGTAACGTGCCGACACCTAACACCTCGTGAACCCACATCAATACAGATCTATCCGTCATGGTTATCTCCATGCTAATACGCATGGAGTTAGATAATCTATAACCATTACCCTTGTGTTTCTTTTTCTTTTCTACACCCCGTTTAAAATGTATTGATCCTTCTCCGTCAAACAATCCAGCGATATAAGCTTTATCAGTATCAGCAACTCCAGAATCATAAATCATTAATGAACCGTCATTATTTCTTCTTCATAATCATATAGTTCTCCTTGTGAGTCACAGTCCCAACATTGATGAACCATATCTTCTTTTTCATAAATGCATGCGACTTTTACGTAACCATTACCCTTACAAGTAGGACATATATAAGTTACTTTATTAACTTTTTTTGAATTTGCCATTTAATTTTTTTGCTTTCTCATTTGCTATTGCTTCAATTGTTTTAGCTACACTCAACTTTGCATCGGGCAAAATTAACTTCGACAATGTCTCTAAAACCTTGTATGTTTCTTTTGTTAGTGAAACATTTTTGTATTTACTCATGTCAGTCATCTTTGTTTCCTTTCATATTAAAACAAATATATAGTGTAGATTATAGGATTGTCAATGATAAAAATAGGTTTAAGTTTAATTATTTGTTCACAGGTAGCAAATACTTGTCTTGATCCCTATGTTTGGCCAGCATTATTTGATAGTCAATATGATTGTTTGATGTTTGGGTATGAAGAATCTATAAATAAAATGATGGAGATAGGTCGAGAAGAAGTCAATAAATACAATATGTTTATTAAGTTTACCTGCACTGCAGAAAATATAATTTGACTATATAACTAATAAATGTTAGTGGGTTTTTAATCTTCTCACCAATAACCTACCCTTACATTTTCCCTCTTTTAGGGTAGGTGTATCATCTACAAACACATCCGTAAAATTCACCAGTGCCATCGTTCATGACATATACATTGTACGGTGCATCGTAGTATGTAGTTAAATGTAAACGTAGTATGTCACATAGATCAAAACAATCTACGTCACTTAATAACTCTATACCTTCTATCATCTCTTTTGTTACTTTTACCAGATGATAAAGTTCATCGCTTAATAGTATGAGGTCCATTAGCCAACTTTTTTATTTTTTTGTCTAGTTGGTCTAACATATTCTCCAGTTCTGTTTCCCCATTCTATTATTCTTTTAAGTCCTGGTGCTTTTAAGGTCATATCAACACCAAAAGGTCTCCATGCTTTTTTTATTAAATTTAACTCTAGTAAAAGGTTAGACCACTGACCTTGAGCAGCACCATCTACTTTTATTGTAATAGTTTTTTCTTTCATTTTACAAAAACCTCCTTTGGTTTTCTACCTGGTATAAATGCTTTTACTAATGGTGCATCATCCAATCCATCCATAGAGTCTATATAAACTTCTAGTGGACCTGCATGAGTTTGCATTGTTATAAAACAACATCCTTTTGATCTAATATCAAAATGAATACCTTTAGCATAACGATCTTCAAAATTATTTTTTTTACGTATTGCCATATGTTCTTTGTCTCTTTTTGGTCTTTTCATTGTTTTCTCCTTTATTTCTTTCATATATTATATATAGGATATTAAATGATAATTGTCAACCCTTACCCTGACCTTTATATCTTCGAGTACGTTTCTGTCTTTTTTCGTTTTTATTCATGTTTTTCTTGTGTTTCCGTGGTCCACGTTTCTTGGGTTTATCTCTAGGTGTAAAAAATTTAAAACTTTTTTTAGCCATCTTCCCACTCTTTTACAGAAGGTTGAATGTTTTTATCTGCGGGTGTGTTTATAATTGGTAGGTAAGTTATTTTACCATTAACATGTTGTTGTAAATCAGAACCACAATTCATACATCTATATAATTGGTTTGTAATTCCTACTAACGTAGTATCTTCTTCACATGAAGGACATATTCCTTTTACAATTTCTGCTGATACTTTCATTACTCCAATACTAGCTTTTTTATAGACAAAGATCCATCAATATTTTTTTCTAATTCTGCCTTACCCTTCCAGCATTTATAAGATACAGATTCTGAATATTGTCTCTCAGCTGTTCTTTTGCCACGTAAACATTCTGCCATTGATGGTTGCAAACGAGCCTCTTTTATCTCTCCGTTTACAAACATAAGCAATCCTATTACAGCCTCAATCAATTGTAACTCCCGTTTTTATAACCTATTTCTCTGTTGGCATCTTTTAATTTTTCTATATCTGCTAACACTTTATCCATCTGTTTAGATAAAAATTCTATGTTTACTTTGTTTAGAGCCATGTCATCAATATGTTTACTTAATTTGTCAGTGGTCTTATATAGATCCTCCAACATCATGTATTGCTCAGAATCTGCAGGTAGTGATCCCATCTGACCACGTGGCCATTTAATTCTAAACTCTGTGTTTTCTTCAAGATCTTTTTCCATTATCTGTAACCTTGTGTCTGCAATGTTAAGACGTTCTAATATTTGAAAATAACCCATGGTGCCAAGAGCAACAATAATTATAAGACTAGCAACCGTTTTCATAGGCATAGAAACAGATGCCTCTTCTGATATTCTTAATGGTTTGTCACTCATCTAACAGGTCCTCCGAAGAATGCTAGGACACAGATAGCAATTATTAATATCGCTGTAAACCTATAATCCATCCTAGCATACTCCATAATAATTACTTAGCTATGTAAGCTATAACAAGAACTGCAATTATAATTACACATACTTTGTGATTGCACCAGCACTTGTCTGCCATGTTTTTTACTTTATCAATCATTTTTTTTCTCCTCGATTTCATAGAAGAACTTGTCTGTATCTTCTGTACGCCAAGCTCTACTATCTTCTACATTCCACTCAGAGGTCTGCACTTTCCAGTCAGGAATACTATCTTTTACTGTGAAAGAAGGTATGTCCCATATACATCTGTTGTTAGGCTGTGCTGCAAAATTACCATCATCTAAGGCAATTATGTGAGCGCACTTGTGTTCGTGCGGAATCTCTGAATGATCAGTGTCAAGTATGTTACTATCTGGATGTGCAAAGTCAACAGTAAATAAATATTTACCTGCGTGCCATTTTTTATCTTTCCCTATGTATTTACCGGCTTGTCCGTCTAAAATATCCCAACGATTGACAGCAGGATAATAAGAAAAACAATTCCAGAGCTGTAGTTCATCAAGTCGTCTTGTGGGCACTCCGGATGCATCAAATCCCTGTTGAATAAACGCGCTAATTGGTAAGCGATAAAATATTGCACCGTTTTCCATAATAGCATGAAATAATATAGACCTACCTGTAAGAGCGCTAAGACCAAAGATAATGCAGTCTTCAACTTCTCCATGATGTTTTTTACAATCATATAAATATTCTCTTCTTATCTGTGCATAGGTTGGTGGTATGTTTGCATTTAAGTAAGCCATAATTTATCCTCATTTTATTGTACCCCAATTTGGTCCAGATTCATAGTCCACTTTGTTTGGTACTTCTAATTCAACTGCAGACTCCATAATTTGTTTTATTTTATCTGCATTACCATCAACCGATATATCAAGCTCATCATGCACTTGTATATGCGGTACGATACCTTCTTTATATAAATTAACCATAGCTTTTTTTGTCATATCAGCTGCTGATCCTTGTATAAGTTTATTTAATGCTTTGTATGTATATGCTCTTTTGATCCCTGGTCCGTGTTCCGTGAGCGCTTCTTCGTGAGGCAATGCTTTATGTATCCCGAACTGGTTCGGCTCCCATAAATTAAATCTACATCTTCGACCAAGTAAAGTTCTAACTCTACCCCGGTCCTGTGCTCTACGCATTACACTTTCCATTAACATTTTTACAAAAGGGACTTTGTCATGGTACGTTCTAAATAAATCTTCAGCATTTTCTTTTGATACACCCAGCTCTGCTTGTAGTTTATTTTTACCCATACCATAAAACAAACCAAGGTTAATTGTTTTAGCTTGTGATCTTGGTATGTTAGCCATCTCAGCTACAATTCTATGAAAGTCTGCTTCACCGTCATTGTATGCATCTAATACTTCTTCTACACCATACAGACCATCTAGAGCTGCGTAGTGTGTAACAAGACGTGGCTCCTGTTGTGAGTAGTCAAAGCAACCCCAAGTACAACCTTCTTCTGGTATAAATAAACTTCTGATCCGTGGTCCAAGTTCTTTGTTACGTGCTGGTATCTGTTGTAAGTTTGGATTGTTGTAGCTAAATCTACCGGTTACTGTACCACCTTGATCGGATCTGATTTGATTTATTTCTGCATGTATTCTACCTTTATGTGAATGCTTTAGTATGGTATCAATAAAAGTTGTGTGAGATTTATTTATTTCTCTTGCACGTGCAATTTGTTGAACCACCGGATGTGGATGGTTTTGTAAAAAATTTTTAGTAAAGGATGGTGCTTGTGTTTTTGCGGTTACGTCATAGGGTAAGTTTAGTTTTTCGAAAACTTTGGCGATGGACCTTGCAGCCCATATTTGAATGTCTATTCCTGTTTCCTTTTTTACTTTTAATAATGATGATTGTTCTTCTTCAACTAATTGTTTCTTCAATTGGTTGGCTGCTTGGACGTCTACACGGACACCTAAAAATCTCATATCAACAAGGCAAGGAAACAGTTCAGTCTCGAGATCGAAGATAGATTGTACATCTTCATGTTCAATTTGTTTTTTCATTTCTTGCCACAACTTTAATGTCAATAAAGCATCTTGCTCAGCATACTCACCAACATACATTGCAGGCAATTTATACATCTCAGACTTAGCATCTATACCCCAATGGTCTGCAGTTTCCTTTAATACAGCCTCATTTTTGCCAATTCCAACATAATCACGACCCAAACTACCTAAATCGTATCGAAAGCGATTCTCGTCCACGAGAGAGCCAGCAATCATGGTATCTACTATCTTGCCTTGTATTTCTAACCCCATAGACCTAATCCAACATACATCGTACATTGCATTGTGAAATATTTTAATTGCAGGTGTTTTTAGTACGTCTGTAAACCAGTTTAGAACCATTCTAATGTCCATATTGCCACCACCCTCATGTGCAATAGGATAATATCCAGACCAACCCTCTACAGCTACAGCTATTCCAACTACTGCACCATTACCAATAACTGAACCTGAACCCATAGATTTTAAATCTGGGTCTTTGGTTTCTAAATCAATTGCAATCTCATCATATTTTGATAAGTCTGGAAAAGATTCAGGTGGTAGCCACTCTGTTTGAGGTTTAAAAACAGGTTTCATTTTTTAGTGTCTTTCATCTTCTTAATTTCTAGATCACAATAGTGTTTGATCTTCTCTAAATCTTCTATACCATTTTTGTGCAAATATCTACAAACATATTTCACAACGTTGCCTTGAAAAAATGATAGGTCATTCTTTGAAATAAATTCGTAGGGTTGAATGTGAAAATCTTTGTAGTGAGATCCTCCGATTTGTTTGTCTTGAGGAAAAGCATCCTCAAATATATCTTTGCTTGTCATAGATTGTATGCCTTTTTAGTTTGTGGTTCTATTATGTATAAGTTCTTCTCTGTTCTTGTGCAGGCAACATAAAATAATCTGTGTGTATCATCTGGATCTTTTTGATAATCAATAAATGCTGCACCAGCCAAGTCTGTTATTACAACTACATTCTCTCGTTCATTACCTTTAACGCCATGTATTGTTGATATACTAATTCTAGGGTTCTTAGTTAAATCCTCACCTGATTCTGTTAGTTTTAATATTTTTCTTATGTCTGTTTTTAAAACTTGATCTAATGCTTCATACCATTCAGCTTCTGTTTTAAGTCCATATTTTTCTTTCAATGTATCTATGTCATAAAAACCATCTTTAATTATTGTTTTAAATAATTTTGAATCCCAGTTATCTTTAGTCATCTTTGATTTTATTTCTTTAATTTCATTGTAATGAAGAGGTATACCTTTTTTTAAATTATTCCATTTTTGTGCAATTTCATAAATATTTTTTGTTCTTGGAGTAGCATTTCTTCGTTGCCAATATAAATCTTTTTGGTCTAATATTTCTCCAATACCTGCTAACATATAATTTGCTTGTGCTAATACTAGCCATCTACCTTGTAAAAAATTTACTTCATGTAAATCGCTACAGTATTGAACAAATCCTTTTTCTTCTTTTGGTAGCCATTCTTTTTCTACTCTATCATGTACTTTTTTTATTATTTTATTTGCAAGTGCAAAAGGTTTTTGTGGCACCCTTCTTGATTGATCTAAAGTAGTTCTTTCACCTTCTAAATTTATAAATGTACTTACATGTGCACCGTTCCATTTATATATAGCCTGATCATCATCACCTGATATATATGAGTCTTGTGCTTTTTCTTCTATCTTCTTAACTAATCTCCATTGCGTTAAACTTAAATCTTGTGCTTCATCAACAAACATAACTCTTAAACTTGGTGCTTCACCACTTTCTATAAATTTATCTAGCATATCTGGAAAGTCAATCAAACCATTTTGTTCTTTATAGTTTTCTAATTCTTCAATTATTATTTCTAATTTATTTAATTGTATTTTATAATTATTATTTAAATGATGAAATTTTATAGGGTCCATTTCTTTTGATCGTGCTAAGTTTATCAATTGTATGTATGGATCTGGAGAAAAAAATATACCTTCGTAGTCTTCATCTTGCCTTGCACCTTCTAATTCTATTTTCATTTTTTCTGATAATTCTTTGTAATGCTTTGGTTGCATCACTTGATTTTTATTTACACCCAATTGATTAAAACAAAATGCATGCAGTGTTTGAAAATATGGTAAATCATTATGAGATAATTTAAATTTATCTGCTGCTCTTTGTTTACCTTCTTGCGCAGCGTTTTTACTAAATGTGAAATAACCAATTTTGTCTGGTGGTGTTTCAGCTAAAAATTTTTCTATATGTCCCAGTAATGTATGTGTTTTACCTGTGCCTGGAGGACCATAAATTATGTGACGCATTAGTAATTCTCTTTCTTAAATGTTTTTGGTTTGTATGTTTCTATTTTTTTATCAAATCTAGCTACAACAAATACAGATAGTTTTGTTTTACCTACACGTTTAGTTGTACAGTTTAGATCATCTTTTAACATCTGTGATGTTCTTTGATATGGAACTCTCCAATGTTTTCTTGATAAATAATTGTTAAAGAAGTTATCAAATACAAAATGATGAAAGCCATCTTTAGTGTAAGTACCACCATTACGTAAGTCTTCGTAGTCATCTTTTTGTATTCTGTTTACACAATAGTCTTCTAGATAGTTGTTTAATATATCTTTTGTACTTGTACCTTCTGCAGGTTCTGTAATCTCTGCACTACTTAATAATACAGTGGTAATTTTTTTCCAGTCACTTGTTTTTAATGTTGGTGGATTTATCCTTAATTGTTTTATACATTCTTCTTGAAACAAAGTTTGATTAGCTAAATGTTTTGCTGAATCTAAATATAATCTGTCACCATCTACGTTCATATAATAGTATGGCTCCTCTAAGTTAACCACTTGTAGATCGGTTAGACTTGGAAATATTATTTCTTGACCTATACCAAATTTTCTTGATCTACATAATTTTTTATCACACAAACTACACATTGGTTGATCATTACATTTGTAACCCCATTCTTTTTTATCATGTTGTTTTATAATTATTTGTACCTCTGTATCTGACAATGGTTGTTGCATTGCAGACTCATTAAATATCATAACTTTTGTTTTCCAATTATCTGGCCATTTAGATTTTGCATACACACCATAATGAAATAATGCATTGTTTCTACCACCTTCACCAATTTTATTTTGTGCCATAAGTTCTATACAGGGTGGTCCATCAGAGTATGGTGTCTCTGGTCTTTTAATTTCTATTTTACTGATGTCTTGTTGTTTATGTCTTTCGTAGAGTTCAAAAAAATCATCTATACTAGCAGCTTGACCATCCTCCATAAAGGCGTATCTTGTTGTCTGACCACAATTAAAGTATGGTAAATTTAAAAAGTTTCCTGTATCATCTTTTGATTTTAATTCTCTTTGTTTTGGAAATACTTCTGATCCACCATAACCTAATACTGATCTAATCTCATTTAATTTATCTTGCATCAAACCTGCTGATACATAATCTTCTGTAAATAAAAATACATGAGCACCACCAGACTTTGATCTACATACTACTAATGGTAATTGAAATTGTTTTATTTTATTTATTAATTGCTTGTGATCAAACTCTGCGTATGAGTCAATGTCTATGCATCCCCACTTACATTTGTTGTCATCATTGATTGGTATAATACCTAAACTGTCAGCACCATCTAAATGTTTTTGCCACAACTCATCTGTGACGGGTTCTCGTTTAACAAACGATTTACCTTTAATCTTGTTGCCGTCACCATTTGATTCACCAACTAAAGTGACACCATGTGCACGATCTAATCCATAAAATATATTTTTAAATCTTTCTATCATACAAAATAAAAGTGGGCGTTGCCACTCTCGCTTAGACGCCCACTACCTAGGATGCTGTTTAGTAATTAGAAGAACTTTTTGTAGTTTCTTCTGATCCATGCTTAGCTTGTATCTCACCTTTACCTACTGATTCTGCAAAAGCTTTAGCCATGTCATACACAGCTTTGTCTGTTACAGGACCAACTTTAGATACATCCCAACCAAACCATGTTCCTTTGTCATTAGACATCTGAACGGTTGATAGTTGATAAATGTGGCTATAAGTAGGCGGTGTGAATAAACCGTTTTTACCTTGCATCTTGATACCCATCATCATTGAGTTCCATTTTCTACTAACTTTAAGTTGAGTAGACTTCATAGAAATCAAAGCTGTCTGTGGGTTATCTCCAAGAGTCAATACAAAATGACTAGCAGTATTATCAAGATAGTTACCATTTGGTAATCTGTCTTTATAATCTTTACCTCTAGTCGTCTGACTTACAATATCACTATCTGCATCGTGAATTGCAACAGGTGCACCTGTACTAGTGCCTCTGTCTTGCCATTCAATGTACTGTCTTTTGTAATGAGCTGGTACAACTTGTATGGTGTCATACAGTTCATTAGTTACAGTATTTATTATTTTGCCAGGTTCTGCACCTTCAACATATTTACCATCACGTTTATTTACTTCTGGTGATAGTTGGCCCAAAATTTTTAAGAAAGGCAACGCAAGATCTTCTTGCGATATATTTTGAGCGCCTTGTGCTGCATCAGCTTCCATATCAAATGTTGCTAATGCTCCGTTCTTTTTTTCTGTTACTTGGTTCATGTTTATTTGTTCCTTTTTATTGTTGTTTTATTCTCTGAGAATACCCCAAAGATTTCCGTTGGCATTTCTTTCCCT